TTTTGAAGCACACACGCGCAAAACAGTCTATTTTGAGTTTTAAAGCCATTTACAAGCGTTTTAAGACACTTTAAAAATTTAAACATATACTGCACTAACTGATAAAAAAATAATGCGTTATAAAACAAAAATAAATATATAATTTTGAACAATGGCAAGACCGAAAATTCCCACCGCTTTAAAAATAGCTAAGGGCACGCTGGAAAAATCGCGCCTTTTAAACGAACCAACAACCGAACCAGAACAAGATTTAGACGCGCCTTTGCATTTTACGGGTGAGGCTTTGAAGATTTGGAACAAAGTAGCGCCTGAGCTTATGCGCATGCAGTGCTTTGGCAAAGTTGACAAGGAGGCCGTGGCCGCCTATTGTCAAAACATGGGTTTGTATATGGACCTTTATAAAGAAGTCGCTAAAGACGGCCCAGTAATTACAAACCGCTACGGCGAAAAAATAATAAATCCAAGTTTTAAAGCTGCAATGTCAGCGCATAGTGAGGCGCTGCGCATTGGGCAAATGCTTGGAATCACTGCAAGCGCACGGGGTAAAATCAATTTACCATCTAAGCCAGTCAGTAAATTAGAACTACTTAAAAAACCTAAAACAGCATGACAACTAAAAAGACAATTACAAAGGCCGTCAACACAAAAGCCTTTGAAACGGCTAGCGTTAAAATCGTTGAGCCTGTTATTTACCAAGTGCGCAAAAGCGATCAGCAATTTGCGGTATACCTAAACGGAAGCGTTTGCGACAAGTTCGGAAAGCCAGGCGATGCTTTCTACTACCGAAACGAAAAACTTGCCTTTGAGGCGTTGGCCTATTTTCAGCAGTGCAAATAGTCGCCGACTATATTGACGGAATAGGTAGCGGGCGCATTGTTGCTTGCGAGCACGTGCGCAACGCTGTGGCTAGGTATGAGAACGACCGAGGGCACTGGGCATTTAACGAAGATTTAGCACAGCACGCCGTTGAGTTTATACAAAACCTAGAACACACGACGGGCGATTACGCTGGCAAACCTTTTATCTTAGAAGGGTGGCAGGCGTTTATTGTTTGGAATCTGTTTGGGTTTCTCAATGCGGATGGCAGCCGTCGTTTCACCCGGGCCTATATTGAAGTCCCGCGCAAAAACGGAAAGTCTACATTCAGCAGCGCCGTTATGCTTTACGGTCTTATTGCCGATGACGAGCCAGCGGCTCAGGTCTACAGCGCAGCCACAAAGTTAGATCAGGCTATGATGGTGTTCGGTGAATCTGTAAGGGTTTGTCAAAATCTGCCCTGGCTAAATGAAGCACTGACTGTTAACAACTCTGTTAATAACCGCCGCATCTTATACGGGCAATCTATTTACAAACCTTTGGAATGGAACCCAGGCAAGCAGGACGGATTGAATGCGCACTTTTGCTGCATCGACGAATACCACGCGCACCCCAATGATGAGCTTTACAACGTTATCCGAAACTCGATGGGTGCACGCCGTCAGCCTTTGCTGTTTACAATTACCACAGCGGGCTTTAATCGTGAAGCGCCTTGCTATAAGCATCGGCAGTATTGTGCCAATGTTTTAAACGGTGCAATTAAAGACGATGCGCTTTTTTCTGTGATCTATACACTGGATGAAGGCGACGACTGGACCGACCCTGCAGTGTGGGCCAAAGCAAATCCTAACTGGGGGATTTCAGTTTACCCTCGGCAATTAGAGCAAGCGCTTACAGAGGCCAAAGAGTTTGTGCATAAAGAGGTTGAGTTTAAAACCAAGTTGCTAAACGTTTGGACCGACACGGCACAGACTTGGATAAGTGACAGCCTTTGGAAACTATGCGACGGCGACGACGACCTAGAGGGCGAGCTTTGCTACGGCGGTTTAGACTTAGCAAGCACTGGCGACTTTTGCGCTTTCTCGCTTTTCTTCCCAAGCCTAAACGCAGTGAGAACCTGGTATTGGCTTCCTGCTGAAAGTGCATACAAACGCAAGGACGCAGCCGGGGCATCGATTCGCCAATGGGCAGCCGATGGCTTTATAGAATTAACCGAGGGCAACGTTACAGATTACGCTTTCATCAAAGCCCGCATCATTGAACTGGCGCAGCGTTACGATATTAAAGACATAGCCTTCGACCGATTCAATGCGTCGCAGCTTGTAATCGAATTGCAAAACGAAGGGCTTGCCATGTTTCCTTTTGGCCAGGGGTTTGTTTCAATGTCGGCACCCACCAAAGAAATGGAGCGGCTTGTAAAAGATAACATGCTACGCCACGCAGGCAACCCGGTCACGCGTTGGATGATGGGCAACATTCTGCTTATGCAGGACCCAGCGGGAAACATTAAGATCAACAAAGCAAAGAGCGGCGATAAAGTCGACGGCCCTGTTTCGTTAGTGATGGCAATAGGCACGGCCATGCAAGATGCTGCCAAAGAAAAAAATACAGATTTTTGGTTTGTTAGCTTATGAAATTTCTAGACGACTACATGCAAGTTTATTACAACAACCTCCCGAAATATCGGACCTATGAGGACGCGTACAACGCCACAGAGGAAAAGTATTTTGGCAAGTTTGGCGTGAGGCGCTATAAAAACTATGATGTATTTCGGGCGGCACTTTCTAGATGGCTTAGCCAAGGACGGAATAAATAAGATTTGTTAACACATAAAATTTAACCTAGTTGTAATTTGCACCCGATGAATTTAAGATTCTGGCAGCCACGTAAGGAAAAGCGCAGTTCACTGTCGCAGCCAACCGATTGGCTTATTAATACGTTACAAAATGTTTTTGGATATCAAACAAAAAGCGGCCAAGCTGTTAACGATCGCACGGCTTTATCTATCGCGTCAGTGCACGCGTGCGTTAGAGTTATTGCAGACGGTATTGCGGGGCTTTCTCTAAAGCTCTACAAAGACGACGGCACTAACCGCGAGCAGGTCGTGGTTCACTACGCCACTGCATTGGTTAACGAGCCTAACGCCTATCAAACCAAATACGATTTTACAAAATACATGGTTAGCCACTTGGCGCTAAAGGGTAACGCTTACGCATTCATTAATCGGGATGCTCGCTACCTTGGCATCGAGTTGCACCCGATTGCACCTGATTACGTTACGCCAGTGATGCAGGACGGGCAACTGTTCTACAAAGTAAACCAAAAAGGAATCCCAGGCATGGTGCCTGCTTCCGACATGTTGCACTTTAAAGGCTTGTGTGGTGATAATCCCCTGGTCGGTTTGTCGCCCATCGTGGTGCACGCCGAAACCTTGGGCATTGATCTAGCAGCAATTAGCCAAAGCGCTGGGGTTTATAAAAACGGCGTTTTGAAATTCTTGTTAACATCCGACGCGCAGATTAAGCCTGAGCAAGCAACCCCATTGAAGAAATCTTTAGACGATGTGATAGATGGGGCAAGCCGTTCCACTGTTTTGCCTAACGGCATCAAGATGGAAAAGCTAAGCCTGTCACCTGAAGAGGCGCAGTATTTAGAAACTCGTAAATTTTCTGCAGAAGAAATCGCCCGTATTTTCGGGGTGCCCGCTTCTATGATTGGCGCAAAGGATGGCATCAAGTCTAGCGTTGAGCAGGAATACCAGGACTTTTACGCTCGCACTTTGGCATCTTATGCCATTAACATCGAGCAGGAATTGGCCCGCAAGCTGTTAACAGAAAACGACAAATTAACTTATTACTTTAAATTTAACTTTAATTCGCTGCTTAGAGCATCCGCCAACGAGCGAGCAGATTATTATAACAAGGGCATCCGAGGCGGTTGGCTCTCTAGAAATGAGGCCCGGATGTTTGAAGATGCAAACGGATTTGATGGGGGCGACGAATACCTAATCGAATCAAACCTAATGCCGTCAAGTAAAATAGATGCTTACATGGATGCCAAAATTGCGCAGCTAATGAGCACAGCCGACAAGAACAATAACCCCGAGGGAACTAATAACACCGAAGTAATCTAATGAAACAAGAAAGGCGCACATTTACGGGCACCGTTATAGCCAGAGCCGAAGGCGAAGGTATGCCGAAAGTAATAGGCGGCATTGCTGCCGTTATTAACTCAGTTACCGACCTCGGTTATTTTGAGGAAGTAATTGAAGCGGGAGCGTTTGACTATGCACTCGGCAAAGAATACGACATTCGATGTCTATTTAACCATGAAGCCGAGTTAATTTTAGGCCGCACTAAAGCAAGCACCTGCAACGTGTTTGTGAATGCCGATGGGAATTTGGAGTATACATGGGTCCCAGACTACGAAAACCCTACGCATATGTCAGTAGTGCGCAGCATTATGCGCGGCGACATTACGCAGAGCAGCTTTGCCTTTACTATTAAAGAGCAGTCTTGGACTACCTCGGAAAAGTACGGCAATATGGGCAAGCGAGTAATTACTGTAATTGAGGACCTATACGACGTTAGCCCAGTAACTTACCCAGCTTACGCCGACACTGAAGCCGACGCTCGCAGCATTGCAGCTATGCGCGACGAAGAGCAGCAAATAGAAGAGGCTAAGAGAAGCCAAGCCTCTGCCGACGTTTTGCGCTTGGCCTTATTGCGTTACCAAAACTTATAAAACAAAAAACAAAAACCATGAATAAAATTAAAGCATTGAAAGAAGAGCGCGGCCGCCTGTTGGGCGAGTTGTCTACTCTGCAAACTGTGATTGAAAAAGAGGCTCGCTCTATGGCTGACTCTGAAACTAACCGCT